CTTGTCCACCTTTGGTAGGCAGTCCCGGTATCTCCTTCAGACACCCATCACAGAGGTCTAGAAACTCTCCTGTCATGCCATGTCTACGTACAGATTCATGGTCTTTTAAGTTCTTATCACAGATCACGCAGTGCATTTTAACTCTCCTTGGCTATGTAGCCCTTAGTTGATTGATTAGAGGCCCTTCTAGGCCTGTTTTAAGCCTTCCTATAGGCTTTCTTGATTGGTAACAATAACTCAATTAGCCAGCGAATCATAGTAAGACCCTGTTATCCATCCCAACATAACGACAATTAAGACAACCCAATGGTTTAACTTAGACATTCTCAGTCTCCAATCTAACCATGTCCTCGATGTCAAGAACTATTTGATAGTCCACAATGTCCCTCATATCAGGAGGGTTATCGTCACGGTATCCTTCAAGGTACAGGTCAGTGCATCGAACGATTAAGGGCAAAGCCTCAATAGATTGTATCTCGCATAGACCATAGAAGTCAAGACCCCTTAGCTTGTAAGCAAATTGTTTTAGTTTAGTCATAATGGTGCATCCTCATGATTGGCAGGGTTGAATTTGGGTACGATCAAACCCCTTTTGGGGTTCTTGTCTAGTGGATTAGGGAAGGCAGGGAAGGGCCACATATCTGCGGTTACTAGTAATGCTTTCATGTCTTAGCCTTCACCACTTTGAACAATTCAAGACATTCACCCCTGACCCACTTGTCAGGGACAATTTCACCCGTTGCAGGGTCACAATAGGCCATTTCAGGGCCATAGTTGTTGCAATCGTACCAGTGCTGGCAAATGGTTCGTTCAGTGGCACTGAAGGCCACTATGCCGGATGTTCTGAATTGGACTTCGTATCTCATAGTCAACCTTTTAAAAATTGGTTAATTAACTCAGCGGTTGATTTATATGTCAGTACTTGAAGATAAGGGTTAGTTAGCCCCTCTAAGAAACTATCCGCCTCTTTTTCGGTCAAAAATGCCTTTGTAAGTTGCTTATTTGTCCATGAATTGAAACCCGAAGCAATGTAGATTTTTTTCATGATAAGACCCCTACAAAGCGCTGACCGTTGTGGCGTTCTAGGCGGTCAGGCGTAACGGTATCGTCAGTGCTTCGCTGAGCCTCTGACAATGCCTCGTTGTCCGTGCGTGCACCAATGTATATGAAACCATAGCGGACCCGGTAACGGTAGGTTATGAGGCCAGTGGAGGCCATTGGATGGTTGCTCATGCTTCCACCTCTTCATCGATGTAGTGCTTGGAAATCTCATACCAATTCACATCAGACAAGAACGCCAGAGCGTAGGCCTGAGCAATGCCTTCAGACTGGCTAATGATGTGTTCCTCTGCTAAGTCCTCGAACGCTTGAGCGTCCATATCTTGCCAGTCTCCACCCTCGAAGATCTCGAGGTTGACACGCCATGTAGCGTAGTTCGTCCAGCCGTTGTAGGTTGCGTTGCTCATGATAATTTACCTTGTTGTTTACCTGTACATCACAGGCGGGATTAGTGCGATAACGTTGCACTGCATAGGATTCTATCAGGTAGACAAAACCCTACACAGTACAGGGTCAATCAACGGATGCACAGGTCAGCATAATCTGACAAGGGAATCAAGCCCACAGCCCGAGCCAAGGAAGCCCGTTTAGCATCGCTCCAAATGCTTACCCAACGCTCGAAGCCATCAGGCCCGAGGATCTGCCAATCAGAGCCTTGATCGTAGATCTTGTACAAGCCATCAGGGGTTTTAATGAATGCGTACATAGTCAGACTCCCAAGGCAAGCAGAACACCCCAAAGGGCGAAGACTGCGAGACAAGCGATTGTGATGATGATTTCCTGAGCTGTTGAGGGCTTGGATTCTGGTGTGTAGGTGTATTGGTGATTGTGCATGGTGGATTCTACTGTGGTTGCTGGTGATGTCATTGTAGGCCCCGTCAGAGTCCGTGGAATAGGTGCTTACCCTTGCTTTGTGAATTCTTTAAAGGCTTGCATAGCTTCGCGTTTAGTGTATCCCATGTATTGCTTGGTGACCAAGTACCCGTTGACCATTGCACTGATCTTATATGCGCCTTGGAATGTACGTTCGATTGACATTGCGTTGACCTTTAAGGTTGATGCCTTGCACTATTTACGCAGCGGTTGCTACTTGCTTGGCATGGCTGAATTGTAGCACTATTTTGTCTTTGTCAACTACTTTTAAGACAATCAACTGTAACAGTTTGTAACAGTAAACCTACTCTCTATAGGGTTATAAAGTATCCGGTGTAGGTTCCTACATCGCCCCTCACACATGCACTATAATGCATACTCCTAATGACCCGCTGGTCAGTAACGTGACTACTGTATGCCTGTACAGTAGTGTATAGATGTACAGTAGATGCTAAGTGTACTTACTATCTCTGGTGTACTTGATAGGGGGGAGGGGTAAGGCTGTTGAGTTTATTGTTGCAGGAGCCTCTGACGCTCACAAAAAAGGTAATAAAGGAACTAATTAGGGACAGATTAGACCACTGTTCTTAAAGCGCTAAGTAGTTGACATATAAGGAATTAAGCTAAGCTAGACAATTTTTAGTAGAAATGCCTATAATGGCAAACATCAGAGGTCAAGATCGGTAGGCTAAGATGTAACATATGTAGAGTTTGTGTAACAAACGTAAATATTTGTAACAAAGTAGGATAAATCATAAGGGGTAGTATTGCAAGTCAATAGATAAGTGTGATATAATAATGTTATAGATAAAGAAGTAACTAAGAAGGTGATGGACTCTTAAGTTGCTAAGACGAATCTGGACAGTTGATACAACGAATGTATAAGTTAACTACTAACAGATACTTACAATAAGTACTTATAATATTTAACTTAGTAAGTTCTTAACTTATACGTTCCTTTAAAGTACTTTAAGCATAGATGTTTTGTCTATCTTAAGGATGTCTCCCTAAGAAAGGATAAAGACAAATGGATGAAGAACAAGAAACTAAACGTAAAGCAGGAAGACCAAAGAAGTCTGAGCTTACAGAAATCAAAGAGAGTAGATCAGTAGGTCGTCCTAAAGGTGAGGCTGCTATTATCAATGAGTATAAGCTACGTATGCTTAACTCACCTAAGAGTGCTAAGGTTTTAGAGGCTATATACGATGCTGCACTTAACGATGAGCATAAGAACCAAGCTGCTGCGTGGAAGCTGATTGTCGATAGGATTGTACCTGTGTCGTCCTTCGAGACTGCAAAGCAAGGTGGTGGTACTCCTCAGATCAGTATCAACATTACCGGCTTGTCTCAGCCTACAGTGTCCACGAATGATGAGGACATAATTGATGTCTGAGTTAAACTTCGCATTACTTAACTGGCAGCAAGAGGTCTTTAAAGACTCTACTCGTTTCAAGGTTGTAGCTGCTGGTCGTCGCTGTGGTAAGTCTAGACTGTCTGCTGTGACGCTGCTTATAGAGGCTTTAAACTGTCCTGAAGGCTCTGCTGTGATGTACATAGCTCCTACCCTTGGACAAGCTAGAACTATTATCTGGGACTTGTTACATGACCTCGGTAGGCCAGTCATCAAGTCTTCCCACATTAACAACCTAGAGATTACTCTGGTTAATGGTAGAAAGATACTTGTACGTGGTGCTGACAATCCGGACTCTCTGCGAGGAGTGTCTTTGGTTTATGTCGTACTTGACGAGTGTGCCTTTATTAAGCAAGAGATTTGGGAAAAGGTTATCCGAGCTTCTCTGTCTGACAAAAAAGGTAGGGCTTTGTTTATCTCTACTCCTTCTGGTCGTAACTGGTTCTATGATGTCTTTAAACTAGGCAAGGATGGATCAGACGAAGAGTGGAAGAGTTGGCACAAGACTACTGCTGATAACGAGACCATTGACCCTAAAGAGATTGAAGCTGCTAAGCGTACCTTGAGTAGCTTTGCATTCAAGCAGGAATACCTGTCTAGCTTTGATACCTCGGGTTCTGACATCTTTAAAGAGCATTGGATCAAGAAAGGCCCTGAGCCTAAAGATGGTTCATACATCATTGCCATTGACTTGGCAGGCTTTGAAGACATCTCAGATGGATCACAGAATAAGAAGAGACTAGATGAATCAGCTATCGCTATTGTTAAGGTAACAGATGATGGTGGCTGGTGGGTGAATAAGATTGAGCATGGACGTTGGGACATTAAAGATACCTGTATGCGTATCTTGAAGGTCATCAAAGAGTACCAGCCATTGGCTATTGGTATTGAGAGAGGTACAGCTAAGAATGCTGCCTTAACCATCTTGCAAGACATGATGCGTCAATACAATACCTTTGCTCACATCCAGACACTGACTCATGGAAATAAGAAGAAGACTGACCGTGTTATCTGGGCCTTACAAGGGCGTATGGAGCACGGCAAAGTCACCCTTAACGAAGAAGGTGATTGGGCAGACTTTGAAGACCAGCTCTTAATGTTCCCTACCAAGGGAGTCCATGATGACTTGGTGGATGCTCTAGCTTACATTGAACAACTAGCCCTCAACTCATTTGTCCCCGATTACGAGGAAGATGACTATGAGGTTTATGACGCTATATCGGGGTACTAAATATATGAAACAAGGTTTATACGCAAACATCAATGCTAAACGTAAACGCATTGAAGAAGGCTCTGGCGAGAAGATGAAGAAGCCCGGTGCTAAGGGTGCTCCTACAGAAGAAGACTTCATCGAGTCTGCAAAGACCGCTAAGAAGCCTGCGAAGAAGAAGACAAAGGCTAAGTAATGGCTACAAAGAAGAAAGATTCAAGGCTGGAGAATGCAGGAGTTGATGGTTATAACAAACCTAAACGTACTCCCGGACATCCCACTAAAAGTCATGTAGTCGTCGCCAAGGATGGAGATACCATTAAGACTATTCGTTTTGGTCAACAAGGTGTATCAGGTTCCCCTGAGTCCGAAGACGAGACAGAAGCTGAACGTAAACGCCGTGAAAGCTTTAAAGCACGTCACGCTGATAACATTGCCAAAGGCAAGCTTTCTGCTGCTTACTGGGCTGATAAAGTTAAATGGTAAAAGGATAACTAATGGCTGAAGACAACTTAGAAACAAGTCAGTATGACGAACCCACAGAGTCGGACAAGGAACTGACTGATTGGGTTGTCTCTCACACTGACAAGTGGCGCGACTACCGCGATCAAAACTATCTGACTGACTGGCAAGAGTACGAACGTATCTTCCGTGGTCAGTGGGCTGCTGAAGACAAGACCCGTGACAGTGAGCGTAGCCGTATCATCTCCCCTGCTACTCAGCAGGCTATTGAGACTCGTCACGCTGAGATCATGGAAGCTATCTTCGGTCAAGGTGAATGGTTCGACATCAAGGATGACATCAAGGATGCCAATGGTACTCCGGTAGATGTTGAGATGATCAAGAATCAGTTAATGGAAGACTTCAACCGTGACAAGATTAAGAAGGCTATTGACCAGATTGAGTTGATGGCTGAAATCTACGGTACAGGTATTGGTGAGATCGCTGTTAAGACTGAGAAGGAGTACGCTCCAGCTACTCAGGCTATCCCCGGCGTACAAGGTCAAGCAGCTATCGGCGTTACCGAGCGTGACCGTATCTCTGTAAAGCTTATCCCTGTTAACCCTAAGAACTTCCTGATTGATCCTAACGCTACTACCTTAGATGATTCTATGGGTTGTGCTGTTGAGAAGTTTATCTCGATTCACAAGATCGTTGAAGGCATGGAGCGTGGTATTTACCGTAAGGTGAACATTGCTACTGATGGCCCTGATGACGATATTGAAGCAACAGAAGAATCAGTTAACTACCAAGATGGTCGTGTACGTCTGTTGACATACTACGGTCTTGTGCCTAAAGAATATCTCCTTCAGTTGGAGGATGAAGACGGTGAAGTAGAAGACCTCTTCCCTGAAGACTCTCTTGCAGATGATTACTCTGAGTTGGTAGAAGCTATTATCGTTATCGCTAACGGTAGCTTGCTCCTCAAGGCAGAAGAGAATCCCTACATGATGAAGGATCGTCCTATCATGTTGTACCAAGACGATACAGTCCCCGGACGTGTATGGGGTCGCGGAACGGCTGAGAAGGCGTACAACATGCAGAAGGCCATTGACGGTAGTTTGCGTATGGACAGTGATGCCCGTGCCCTTACAGCTGTTCCTATGATGGCTATGGACGCTACTCGCTTGCCTCGTGGTGCTAAGTTCGAGGTTAAACCCGGTAAAGCATTCCTGACCAACGGCGATCCTAACCAGATCATGATGCCCTTGCGCTTCGGTGCTCCTGATAACTCATCCGTGATGGCTTCTCAGAACTACGAACGACTGCTCTTGCAAGCTACAGGTACTGTGGACTCGGCTGGTATGCCTTCAGCAGCTCCTCGTGACGCTGGTGCAGGTGGTATGTCGATGGCAATGGCTGGCATTATCAAGAAGTATAAGCGTACGCTGACGAACTTCCAAGAAGATTTCTTGATCCCGTTCATCAACAAGGCAGCTTACCGCTACATGCAGTTTGATCCTGAGCGTTATCCTTCTCAAGATGTTAAATTCATGCCTACAGCTACCTTGGGTATCTTGGCTCGTGAGTTTGAACAACAACAATTCATTGCTTTACTGCAAACCCTCGGCCCGGATACTCCTGTGTTACCTCTAATCCTCAAAGGCATTGTACAGAATAGCTCGTTGAGCAACCGTGCAGAGCTTATTGCTACCTTGGATCAGATGTCACAACCTAATCCTGAGCAGCAACAGCAGCAACAAATGCAGCAAGAAGCTGTTATGGCTAAGTTGCAGGGTGATTTGGCACTGTTACAGGCTCAGGTGCAGAAGACTCAAGCTGAAGCACAGCAAACAATGGTTGAAACTCAGCTTATGCCTGAAGAGTTACGTGTGAAAGTGGTACAAGCCGCTGCTACTAACCTTGATCAGGATGCTGATTTCGCTAAACGTATGAAACTGGCTGACTTAATGCTCAAAGAGAAAGATATTGACTCAAACGAGCGTATCGCTCTTGCACAGATGCAGAATCGTCAGCCTAAATAAACAAATGAAAGGAGTTTCCCCTTATGGATAAGGAACTCGCCACATATTACGAGGAAACTTTCTCAACTATGTCCACTCAAGGGTGGGCGTTCTTGATTGAGGACTTCACCAAGTTAAAGCAAGAGCTAGAAAACATCCGTACGGTCAAAGACGCACAATCTTTATCTTATCGTCAGGGCCAACTGGATATTCTAGACCTTATTTTAAACCGCAAGAAGACTTGTGAAGAAGTTTATGAGCAACTGTTACAGGAGGCACAATAATGCGCCGTATGTTTGAGTTTGTTTGTGAAGATAATCACATCTCCGAAGCATTAGTTGATGAAGACTGTAGGGAACTCGCTTGTCGAGCCTGCGGTAAGAACTCAACAAGAATTGTTTCCATTGTTAGATGTAACTTGGAGGGCATCACAGGTGCTTTTCCCGGTGCATATGATGCGTGGGAACGTAAACGAAGTGAGAAGCTGAAGCAAGAGAGGAAAGCCTCTTACGCTCAACCAGACTGATCACTGCAATAACGGGTAGGTACGCAAGTATCCACATTTCATAGTCCTATAATCTCAAAGAGAGACAGGAGAATAATAGTATGGCTTTAATTGACGACGAATCGTTTGATCCAACATTGGACACGATCACAGATGAACAACCCAATGAGACTCCCGTACAGGAGCAACCTCAAGAAGTTGTAGTAGAGAATGTAGTTCCTGATAAATATAAAGGTAAAGCCTTTGAAGACATCGTAAAGATGCACCAAGAAGCTGAGAAGATGATTGGTAGGCAAGCACAGGAAGTACACGAAGTACGCTCATTAGCAGATCAACTACTGAAACGACAACTCGAAAGCGATAAGGTACAAACTGTTGAAAGTGCGCCCGAAGTAGATTTCTTTGAGAACCCTCAAGATTCTATTAAACGTGCCATTGAGAACAATCCAGCAGTTCTAGAAGCTAAACAAGCTAACCTTGAGTTTAAACGGATGAAGACAGCACAGCAGCTTGCATCCAAACATCCAGATATGTCCACCATCGCTAACGATAGTGGCTTTCAGGAATGGGTGAAAGCGAGTCCTGTGCGACTTAGCCTTTACGCTAAAGCAGACGCAGAGTTTGACTTCAGTTCAGCAGATGAACTTTTAAGCACTTATAAGGAACTGAAACAGGTTCGCAACAACAACGTACAAGAAACAGGTAAGAAACAACAAGCACAAGCTCTCAAGGCCGCTAGTGTTGATACAGGTGGTTCTGGCGAAGTTGCAAAGAAAGTATATCGTCGTGCGGATTTAATCCGTCTTAAAATGACTGACCCAGATCGTTATGATCAGCTACAACCCGAAATCATGGC